AGGCCGGCATCGGTGTCCGCGCTCTGCAGATCCCAGCGCATGTCCTTCGACAGGCCGGTAACACCCGCGATCGGCACGTTGGACAGCGTCTTGTGCCAGCCGGTCGACTCGTCGATCGCGGCGCGCAGGCCGAGCGCGCGGGCGATGGCGTCGCCGGCCCAGTTGGTGGTGTCCGGCCAGATGAGCATCTGCTCGCGCGCGGCGAAGTTGGCGCGATAGGTAAGCGCGGCAGCGACGTCGGCGCCGATCGCCTTGGTGTAGGTGAAGCCGCGCAGCTTGGCGGCGATGATCGCCAGCTCGTCAGCAACGTCCTCGCTATCGAGGCCGGGGGCGCCGAGGATGCGCGGGCGGACGCCGAGCTGCTGCTCGGCCGAGAGCAGCGCCTGCAGGCCGGTATAGGCGTTGTTGGCCGTCGAACCGATCACGTTGGTATCGGTCGCCTCGGCGTCCGCGCCCTCGGCGACCCGGACGATGACGATGATGGGCGAGCACTGATCGGCGATCGCGTCGAGCGACTGGACCAGCGTGCCGTCCTCGCCGGCCTTGCCGAGCGCCTGGCGCACATCCGTCACCAGCACGGCCTTGTTGAGTGGGAAGGTCGCGACATCGGCATCTTCGCCGGTGCAGACCATGCCGATGATCTGGGTCGCGGTCTGCGTGATCGCGCGGGCGCCGGCGACGGGCTCCACGACCCTGATGCCGTGCTGGAGAGGGGCGATGGCCATAGGTGTGCTCCTGTCAGTTCGTGGCGCCGGTGAGGCGCAGCGGGAGGGTGAGGCTGGTGAGACTGTTGGGGCTGGGGCGGTCGGTACGGTTGCCCTCGAGCGTGATCTCGAAAGCACCAGGCGTTTCGGCGTTGGGGACGATCGACACGCGGGTGAGCGCGATGCGCGGTTCCCACTTCTGCAGGGCAACGGCCGTCGCCGCGTACATCCGCAGGCGGGTGGCCGGATTGAACGGCGCATCGACCAGCTCGAACAGAGCGGAGCCGTAATCGCGCAGCATGACACGCGAACCGATCGGGGTGGCGAGGATATCGCCGATCGACTGGACGAGGTGCGCGTCGCCGGCGATCGGCGCCCCGGTGAGGATGTTCATGCCCTGCATCAGGCGAAGGCCCCGTGGGCGGCAGCGACGATGACGAGCGCGCAGATGATGATCGCAGCCCAAGCCACGGCGATGCAGGAAAGGATCTCGCGCGCGTCCGGCGACAGGTGCAGGCGCTTCATTTCGGCTTCCCGCTGTCATCGGTGCCGGCCTTCACCTTATCGTGGACGTGGCCCTTGCCGCTGATGCCGGCCGCGACGACGTCCTGATCGGCGGAGATCGTGCCGGTGGAGGTGAGATCGCCCTCGATGGCGACGTCGCCCTTGATGGCAACGCCCCCGTCCGCGACGATCCGCACCGTGGCGCCGGCGGGGAGCAACACCTCAAGCGCGTGGCCCTCCGGATCGTAAGCCAGCGCCGCGCCGTCGCCGAACTGGACGAGTTCGCGCAGGCTGTTGCCGGGTGCCGGGTTCGCGGTGCTGACGATGCCGCGAAGAGCGACACCGGCGGCAATCTCCCCCTCGCAGCAGATCAGCAGCACCTGTTCGCCGACCGTGGGCGGCGACCAGGTGCGCGTAGCGCCGGAGCGGCCCTCAACCCAGCGGATCGGGCCGGTGGTCAGATCCCCGGCCTGCACCGTGCACCGGGCGCCGGCGAGATCGACGGACGCGACGGTGCCGAAGCGGATCAAGTCGCCGAGCGAGCGGTGATCATCGGATGGGCGCATGGCGCGCCATCGTTGCGCCGAGCGCCGACAGGATGCGCGGGGATGCGGTTGTGGCGGCGGCGCTTACAACGCAGGCTATGCCGCCAGTGCCGCCCGAATCGCATCCATCCCGGCGACGATCTCGCTCGCCAGCCGATTACCCGCGTAGGCGTGGCCGTTGAGCGTCCAATGCGTCGCGTCGGCGCACCGCATCCAGTCGGCATTGCCGTCGCCGGTGGGGCCGGTCACCAGCCCGGTACCGGTTATGAAGTTGCTCGCGATCGTCGGGCGGAAGGCGAGCAGCTTGTCGTTGCAGGCTGCCACACCGGCGCTGATCGCATTCTCGACGGCAACCTGATTGGCGACCGCGCTGGCCGATGCGTTCGTGAACGGGCCGAGCACGATGACCGGGAGATGCGGGCAGGCAGCACGAATCGACTGCAGCAACAGCGTCACCCTCGCCTTGATCGTCGCCGCGCTGAGCGTGACCGGCGGGGTTTCCGAATTGGTGCTGCCGAAATTGAAGATGTCGTTCGCGCCCATCGCGATCACCGCGATGTCGAGATTGTTGCCGGTGATGTCGCTAAGCCGCTGGTTGAGGTTCGGAAACGACCCGCCCGACTGCCAGAGCCAGCCCGTGCCGGAGAGGCCCGATTGCCAAAGATCGTCGATTCCGAGAAGATCGCCCGCGATCCGCGCATAACCGTCGCATAGCTGGCTGAGGCCGGCGCCGATCTGTGCGTCGGTCGGGCCGACAGTGAGGCTGTCGCCCGCGATCATCATCCGCAAGCCCGGCGCGCCGGCCCAGATCATACTGGTCGGATCCTTGTACCAACCCTTGAACTGAGTGAGGTTGTTGCTGCCGCTGACCGGCCCACCCTGCACTTCGAACTCGACGCGGCGCCCTGAATATCTGGGCGAGCCGAAATCGACCTTGAGATAGTTGAGGACGTTTACCGCGCTGGCGGTGAAGCCGTTGGCGTCTACGTACTGACCATCGACGATCAGCCGCAGCTTGACCAGCTTTGACTGCATGAATGCGAGGTAGATCACCTGTGCGGTGGTCGAGAAGATGATGCGGTGCGCCGTCTGGTAGGAAGAGCTTCCGCCCGTTTGCGCACCGATCGTGCGGGTGACGCCGAAGGGGAAGATCGAGCCGGCATTGTAGCCGAGCCAGCCGCCGGTGACCTTGCACGCCGACGCATAGCTAGCGGCCGAGGTGACACCGTTGGGAAACGCCGCGTACGGAGCGGACGGCGCGACCGTGCCGAGCGTGAGGGTCGGCGGAGACGCCGGGGCGCCGCTGCTGCGAACGTTGCCCTTCCGCGCGGCGTCGCGACCCGCCATGAAGCGGGCGTAAAGCCGCTCGAACCGCGACGACGGCGTGTCGCTGCCGGCGCTGATGGCCTCAACATCCTCGCGAAGCTGATCCAGCTCGGCGTTGACGTTCGGATAATATTCGACGTCGAAACCGATCTGGAGCTGGCTGTTGGTCGTGGGCGCGCCTAGCTGGATGCCGACAGCAGACGTCGGGCTACTCTGTCCGTTGATGTAATAGCCGGCTCCATCTGCTGCGGCCGCCAGGAAGGTAACGGAATTGTGCGAGGGCCCGTCGGCCGATACGGAGGCTCCGGGATGAAAACCCCTGAATTCACCCTTGGCTAGCGCTGGATAGACCTCGAGCAGGCCATCTGCGACGAGATCGTAGCTGAACGGGCCGGGGGCGACCGTGATAATACCAAGCGTGCTCGCGACGCTCCCGTCCACCGAGCATTTCCGGATGAGCAGGAGGGCCGGTGCCGTCTGCGGGTTATACCCCCGAACGCGCCGGATGATGCCCGGCCCGGGCATAGGGTCAGCGTAGAAGAAACTGGTGACCGACGCGATCGTGCCATTGACCGGAGCGCCCTCCGGACGGCCAACTGTCTCGTGTTCTTTGAGGCCTGCGGAGATGGCCGCGAACTGCGCGTCCAGCCCGTCGACGCTGGCCTCGATGTCCTTGACGCGCTTCGCGGTCACATAATCGTAGTGGAAGACGATGCGCACTTCGACGCGATTGCCGAGCGTCGGCGCGGCCGAAGGATCGAAATGATCAGCATCACCCGCCTTGAAGCGGTAGGGTGTCTCGGTTAGCCCAGCTCCGCCCGTGTAGTTGACGCAGCTGTCACTCGAAGCGAGCACCCCGCCCGTCCAGATCCCGACGAATTGTCCAGGCTCAGGTGAGATGTCTGAGAAATCTTCGCCGTCCAACTCGATCGAATATGCGCCGGCCGGCACGGCAATCGCCAGCTCGTGGAGCAAGGCCCCATCGTCACCGGCGAGCTTGAGCTTGATTGTGCCGGCCGTTCCCCGATCGTTATGACCTTCGATCGTGGCGCCGAAAGGCATGTTCTCCAGCGGCGCGGCGAACCAGTATGTCCCGTTCGTGGCCTTCGCCGATCCGGCACCAGGCGTCGATTGGCTTCCGACGATCTCGTCCGCCTGGACAGCGTCCGCAAGAGCATCGAAGGATTCGGCAATTTTCGCATCGATCGCATCGATGCCGAATTTGCCGCTGCTGTACGATCCATCCGGATTTTTCCGGATGGCTGGGATCGCATCAGCGCGCGTCAGCTCGCCGAGGTCGGCATAGGCAGAGATTTTCGCCATTTCTTAGAGAACCCCAATGATACGGACGCGCGGGAGAGAGGTGATGGGATCGGTACCGCTGCGGCTCACCTGCCTTTGCACGCTCACCGAATTGAGGCCGGGCTCGCCGGCGAGCTGGTACCAGATGTCCGAATCCGTGTTGGCGCCGGAGAGCTGGGTGGTGACCTGACAGTCGAGCACTTGGCTGAGCGCGACCGGATAGGCGATTGCCTGCGCGGCCTCGGAACCGTCGCCGCCCGCCGCCACACCCTTGAGCCACATTTCCACGCGGCCGTCGGAATATTGGACGTAGTTGGGCCCGCTGGCGACGATCCTGATGTATGCCGCGCCTTCCAGCCCATCGAGCTTGTCCGCGTCGATGCCGTTGCCAGCGCCGGTGTTGAGGACGGCGACATTGCCGAGGCCGAGCAACGCGCGGGTCGCCGTCGCGCTCACTGCGGCGAGGGCCGATTTGGCGAACGCGGTCGGCGACCCGGCGCCGAGCCGATCGTCCAGCGCGGCTTTGAGGCCGGCCGGCTGCACGGCTTTATTCGAAATGACCCCGGCGACCGTCTGAGTGCGCTAGCGA